TCACCGACCCGCCGCGGTGAACGGTGCCCGCACCCGGCGGGTCGGTGACGCCTGGCAGCTGGACCGCACCAAGTCGTTGACCGATGTCAGCCCGTTCGTGGCCGTGACGATCGCCCGCTGGGCGCTGGTCACCCGGGGGCCGCTCGTGCTCGACGACTACGACGTGCTGGATTCGATCTCCTGAAAGGACGCAGAGGTGCGCGAGCAACTGACGTCATGGCTCGACGTGCTGGGGCTGCTGCTGCTCGCCGCCGGAGCGGGGGCCGGTGCCGGCCGGTACATCGGCTGGGCCGGCCTGGCCGTCGCCGGGGCCGTCGTCCTGGTCGGCTCGGTCGTGGCTGCCCGGCGAGGAGGGAGTAGCGGATGAGCCTGTTCGCTCGCCGGTCCGTCCCGGCTGCCACCGCCGATCAACTGATCCCGCAGCGACCGACCCAGCGGGCAGGGAACGCGACAGTCACTCCGGACTCCGCGCTACGGCACAGCGCCGTGTGGGCGTGCCTGCGGCTGCGGGCCAACCTGGTGTCCACCATGCCGGTCGATGTGTACCGGCGGGTGGGCGGGATCCAGGTGGAGGTGCCCAAGCCTCCGGTCCTGGTGAACCCGGGCGGCTCACGGATCGACGACATGATCGAATGGATGTACTGCACCCAGTTCGACCTGGACCGGTCCGGCAACTGCATCGGCATCATCACCGCGAAAGACGGGCTCGGTTTCCCCGCGCGGATCGAGCTGGTGCCCATCGCCGACGTCACCGTGCGGGTGCGCGGCGGCAAGCTATCCAAGTACCGCATCGGGAACGAGGACTTCGACCCGTCGGTGATCTGGCATGAGAAGCAGTACCCGCAGTCCGGCCTGCATGTCGGCCTGAGCCCGGTGGCGTACGCGGCCTGGTCCATCGGCGAGTACCTGTCCGTGCAGCAGTTCGCGCTGGACTGGTTCGGCAACGGGGCCGTGCCGGGCGCCCACTTGAAGAACACGGCCAAGACCGTCGACTCCAAATCGTCCGAGGAGATCAAACGCCGCTTCAAGGCGGCCACGTCGAACGGGGACCTGTTCGTCACCGGCATGGACTGGGACTACAAGATGATCCAGGCCGAGGCCGCCGGCTCCGACTGGATCGAGGCCAAGCGATACGGCATCGGGGATATCGCCCGGTTCTTCGACTGCCCCGGTGACCTGATCGACGCTGCCGTCTCCGGCAGTTCGATCACCTACGCCAACATGACCCAGCGCAACTTGCAGTTCCTCATCACGGCGCTGGGCCCGGCGATCATCCGCCGGGAGAACGCGCTGTCGAGCCTGACCTCGCGACCACGGTTCGTGAAGCTCAACACGGACGCGCTGCTGCGCATGGACCCGGCCGCCCGGGCCGCGATGCTCCGCACCCAGATCGAGTCCCGGCAGCTCGCCCCGTCCGAAGCCCGGGAGATCGAGGACCGCCCGCCGTTCACCGAGGAGCAGCTGGCCGAGTTCGACCGCCTGTTCGGAAAGGGCGCCAGCCCCACACCGCAGACCGTCCCAGGACAAGGAGCGACCCCATGAGCATGACCGCCCTGCGTGCGCAGGCCGCCGCCGCGCGGTCCGCGGCCGCCGGATCCACCACCATGCCCGTCCCCCGCGACCGGCCCGAATCTCCCGAGGTCCGGTTCTCCTCACAGCTGCGGGCCAAGCAAGTCGAGCGCGACGGCCAGTCCTGGTACCAGATCGAGGGCTACGCCTCCGCGTTCGAACAGGGCTACGAGATGTGGGACATGTTCGGGCCCTACACCGAGGTCGTCAGCCACGGCGCGGCAGACGAGACGCTGGCCGCCGACCCCGAGGTGGTGTTCCGGTTCAACCACGCCGGGACCCCGATGGCCGGCACCCGCAACGGCAGGCTGCAGCTGTGGGCCGACGACGCCGGCCTCGGCCAGCGCGCGTGGGTCAACCCCAAGCGGGCCGATGTGCAGCTGCTCGTCCAGGCCCTCGAGGACGACGACGTGCGCGAGCAGTCGTTCATGTTCCGCATCACGTCGGGCCAGTGGTCCCCGGACTACACCGAGTACCGCATCAACAGTTTCGACCTGGACCGCGGCGACGTGGGCCCCGTCACCTACGGAGCCAACCCGCACACCTCGGTGTCGGCACGGTCCGGCGAGTTCCTGGCCTCGATCCCCAACCTGCCGCCCATCGTCGCCCGCGAGGCCTACGCCCGCCTCGCACAGCGCGGTGACCTCGACCTGGCGCAGCGCGCCACCCCCGTGCCCGAGACGGCACCGGTCGCGTCCGCCTCCCCGCGCGCCGCACAGACACCCCAGATGGGGCGGTCGATCTCCATGCTGCGCACCCGGCTCCTCATCAGCGAGAGCGACGACTGAGCCGCACCTGATCCGCACCTTCCGGCACGTCCTCCGGCAGATCGCCCGGAGGCGGGACCTCACCATGCCCGGCAGATCGCCCGGGCTGCAGGTCGCGCCGCAGCACACCACACACGATCTACCGAAAGGACGGCACCATGCCCGCCGGAATTGACGACCTCATCGCATCCATCGAGGTCGAGCTCGAAGCAGCGAAGAAGCGGCGCACCAAGTGCGCCAAGGAAGTTGAGCTGATCCTCGCCAAGGCGCAGCAGGACGGGCGCTCGAACCTCACCGCCGAGGAGGACGACCGCGTCGCCGAGCTGTTCGCCGCACGCGACCAGGCCAAGACCGACATCGAGGGCATCGAGCGCAAGCTCGAGAACGCCACGAAGATCAAGGCCGAGGAGATGGAGCGCCAGGCCGAGGCGAAGAAGGTCACGCCGACCGAGGCCCGCCGCCCCGCCTACGACCAGGTCGCCCGCGTCGGCCAGGAAGAGCGGACCTACCGCAAGGATCAGGACCCGCTCGGCAAGGGCTTCCTGATGGACATCGCCCGCCAGTTCTCGTACCAGGACGTCGAGGCCGCTTCCCGCCTGGCACGGCACATGCAGGAGGAGCGCGTCGAGCGGGCCGAGTACCTGCAGCGCGCGGTCGGCACGTCCGCGTTCTCCGGGCTCACGGTGCCGCAGTACCTCACGGACATGTACGCCCCGGCGACTGCCGCACTGCGCCCGTTCGCGGACGTGTGCAACCGGCACCCGCTGCCGGACCAGGGCATGTCGATCGAGATCTCCCGGATCACGACCTCCTCGGATGCGGGCCTGCAGGCCTCGCAGAACGCGGGTGTGACCGAGCAGAACATGGACGACACCCTGCTCACTGTCCCGGTGCAGACCGCGGCCGGTCAGCAGACCATCTCTCGGCAGGCCATCGACCGCGGCACCGGGATCGAGGACGTCGCCTTCCAGGACCTGTTCAACCGGGTCGCCACCCGGCTGGACTCGACGCTGCTGAACCAGGCCACCACCGGCCTGGCGGCAGTCGCTCAGGCCAACGCCTACACCGACCTCACGCCCAGCGGCGCCGAGCTGTACCCGAAGATCTTGGGAGCGGCCGCGGGCGTGGAGGCCAACCTCCTGGCGATGGGCGCACCGACGCACGCGGTGATGCACTCGCGCCGCTGGTACTGGCTGTCCAGCCAGATGTCCAACACCTGGCCGATGATCAACTCTGTGAACATCCCGGTTCAGGCCTCGGGCACGCTCGACCCGAACAGCTCGTACGCCTCCGGTCCGCGGGGTGTCCTGCCGAACGGCATGGTCGTGGTCGTCGACAACAACATCGCCACGAACCTCGGCGCGGGTACCGACGAGGACGAGCTGTACGTCGTGCCGGCCACCGAGTGCCACCTGTGGGAAGACCCAGGCGCGCCGCTGTTCATCCGCGCAGAGCAGCCGCACGCGGCCAGCCTCGGCGTCCTGCTGGTCGCCTACTCGTACTTCGCCTACACCTTCGCCCGGTACGCCAACGGCATGCAGAAGGTCGGCGGTACGGGCCTGATCACGCCCGCCTTCTGATCCGTGTAGCGGCAGGGCCCGTGCACGCCAGCACGGGCCCTGCCGCCCGGCTGCCCTTGGGAGGGACAGCACATGGCCACACAGCAGGCACTCGGCGGGGACAGGTTCCCCAACTCGGCCACCCTGTCGACCGAGCAGACAGGCGACGGCGCTTCCACGCACATCGTCGACCGAGGCGCGGCCGTCGAACGGCCGGCCCTCGTCTCCATCACCACCACGGTGGGCGCAACCCCCACGTGCACGTACGCCCTGGAGGGGAGCGCGGACGGCGCCTCCTGGTGGGCGGTGCCGCATGCCGACCCGGCCACGCCGGACACCTGGTCCGTCGACACCTTCACCATCACGACCGCGGGCACGACCCGGCGCATCCTGCAGCCCGGCCAGCCCTGGCGGTTCCTGCGCATCACGTACTCCGCGAACACCAACGTCACCAACACCACCGAGATCACCGTCTTCTAGGGAAGGGACCTCCGTCATGGCACGGGACGACAACATGATCGCCGCTCTCAAGAGGGAGCGCGCCAGCTACGTGGCACGCGGCATGGACGACCGCGTCGCCCAGGTCGACGAGCAGCTGGCCCACTACGGACACGAGCCGTCCAAGAAGAGCCAGACGGACGAGGAGCCGCAGGGCCGGCAGACGCCCGACGCGCAGCAGCAGACCACCAGCTCGAGCGGGTCGAACGACGACAGCAAGACGCCGGCCAGGAAGACCACGGCCCCGGCAGCGAAGAAGACCGCGGCCGCCCCGGCCGAGAAGAAGGAGTGACCGGGCGTGGCCAATGAGTACGCCGAGGAGGCCACGCTCCGCGAGATGCTCGCCATCGAGGAGGACGACACCACCCGGACCAACCTCCTGCAGCGTGCTCTCACATCGGCGTCCCGGTCGGTCGACCTGACGACCGGGCGCCGGTTCTGGCTCGACCCGGTACCCGTCGCACGGACCTACCGTCTCCGTGGCCGGATCGCGTGCGAGCCGGACGGGGACGTCCTCCTGGTCGACGACCTCGGCAGCACGACCGGCCTGATCGTGGAGACCGGCACGCCAGACAACTGGTCGGCCGTCACCGGCTACGAGACCGTGCCGGACAACGCGCTCCTCGACGGCCGGCCCATCACCGGCCTGCTCCGTGTCGGCGGCAGCTGGGGCTACGAACGTGGACGCGTGCGGGTCACCGGCCGGTTCGGCTGGCCCGCCGTGCCGGACGACATCGCGCAGGCCACCCTCCTGCAGGCCGCCCGGCTCTACAAACGCAAGGACTCACCCGAGGGCGTGACCGGCTCCGCGGAGTGGGGCGTCGTCCGCCTCTCCCGCCGCGACCCGGACGTCTGGAACCTGCTCGAGCAGTACGTCCTCCCCGGATTCGGATAGGAGACGCCATGCGTATCCGCATGCTGTGCGAGATGACCGGCTCCCGCGACGGCGAGCCATGGCCCAAGAAGGGCGAGGAGGCCGACCTGCCCACCGCGGCCGCCGCCCATCTGATCGCCGCAGGTGTAGCCGAGCAGGTCGAGGACGACGACCCGCCCGGCAAGGGAGAGGACAAGCCGCGCAAGGCCCGTACGGGAGGACGCCGTGCAGCCGTCAGCGATTCGTGACGCCCTCGCCGATGCCGCCCGCGCAGTGGTCCTGCCCGACGGCATCGCCAAGTTGACCTGCACCGGGTACGTCCCGGACGCAATTACCGCGCCGCACTTCTTCCCCGCCGAGTACACCGTCGACTTCGACCGCGCGATGCGCCGCTCCCTCGACGAGCTCGAGTTCACCTGCCGCGTCCTCGTCTCCCGCGCCGACGACCGTGCAGCGCAGCGGGTCCTCGACGGCCTGCTCGCCGGGGCCGGCCCCGCCTCGCTGAAGGCGGCGATCGAGGCGGCCCGCGGCGCCCCGGGCGAGTACGCCCTCGGCGGCCTGGCGCACGACCTGCACGTCACGCGCATCCAGGGCTACCGCTGGTACGAGCACCAAGGCACCCAGTACGTGGGCGCCGAGCTGGTCATCAAGGTCATCGGAGAGGGGAGCGCGTAATGGCGAAGCACATCCTGCTCGACTGCCGGCTGTTCGCGGTGGGCGCCGACCTTTCCGGCGCATCGAACAAGATCGAACTCAGCAGCGAGCATGAGGACAAGGACTCCACCAACTACCGGTCCGGCGGGTGGAAGGAAGTCATGGCCGGGCTCGGCTCGGCGGAGATCGCGGGCGAGGGGCAGTGGGAGGCCGGCGACCCGTCGATGGTCGACGATGCCTCCTGGGCCGACCTCGGCGGGCTCGGCC